TCATTTATTGTTTTCAAGGTTCTCTCCGATTTGTTGGAGCAGTCTAAAAGCTCCAGCCATCTTATAGTTACCCAAACATTGTTTAGCCTGCATGATGCAACTTTCAACAGTAAGTTTCAAATTTGGTGTGAAAGCGAATTTATTTATCTGCATTTCCTTAGGAAGTTCATTGGCATGATTATTGAGCCATACGATCATTTCATTTAATTTCTCTTCGGAATAAGATTTCTTTTTCACCATGATACATAAATTCATGTCAACTGTGTACAAAAATAAAAGAACATATAATTCACGCGCTATCTTTTAACAAAAATATTGTTGAAATAAAACCGCTCCCACTTATCACAAGCCGGAACGGTTCAGATTAGTTACGTTTTGACAATCTACTTTATTCTTCAAGAACAAAACAATGACGAATTTGTTCAAAAGGATTTGCCTATTTCTAAAAATATTTTTTGTCACATTATTGCGTATTACAATAGATCCCCAAAACAAGGAGTAATTTTTGTTATGAGATTGGCTTCTACCCCACAATACAAGGCAAAAATACATAAAATTCTATTCTCTTCAGTTGATTGTGTAATTCAATTGGGAAATTGTATTTAAACAAATACCCCGACTCATCACGAGCCGGGGCAGTCCAATTTATAAATTTAAAGTCTTATGATGAAGATTGTCTGTTGCGCCAATGTTTTACTATCAGCACAACGACAAACAAAACAGTTACACAAACACAGGTAAAGCCTTTTTGTTTAAGCAAAGTGGATTCTTTTTTATCCTTTATGATTCTGACCGTTTTTCCTCATGGATATCGGAAGTGGTTTCCTTGTCGGCTTTCACCTCCGTACAGTCTTTGGTTGTAGTTTCCTTCTTTCTATTCTTGCTGAAATCACCTTCTACGTGACCGTCAGCCAGTAACAAAACTTTCCTGGTCGGGCTGTCAGACGGTTTTCTTGTACCATAAATCCGAAAATTAATCACGTAGTTGCCATTGGTTGCAATCAGTTCATTCAAAGAGATGATAGAGCCATATACGATGTTGACCGACTTACGAGTGCTGTCCTTTCTACACTCTTGGCAGTACACTGGACTATACGCTTTTCCAACCAGTCAACCTGCTTCCGCTCGTTCTCATTCTCCACCGAATCGGCAGACGCATTCTCCTTCCGTGCGTTTTGCGGTTTACACAGAATATGAATCCCAGCGGACAGCTTCCAATCCCTTAAAGCCCCAGTTATAGCCAACCAGTCATTTAATTCCATTCTGCCTATTGTTTATCTGATTGATTATAAAATACACACTTAAAAATCCTATCCGCTTGCACCATCGCTGCCAAAACACTAAAATCCATTGTCACGATATGTCAATAAAAAAGACTCTGCAAAATAAGAATAAAAAACGATTTACCAAAGAAGAATATAAATATATTGAATCGGTCTGGAATGTAAAAAATTATATTACAGGCCAGCATCATTTTTTAGTTAATTTTGCACCAATTATTTAATAAATATCTGATAACATTAGTTTAAAAAGCGTTATGTTCGTCTTGTAAATCGGGATATATGGATTCTCCAAATGAGAAGGGATAGTATGATTTTTCTTACATCATAAAGTAAATCTGACGGCATCACACCTCATATCGGCGAGAACGGTAATTGGTGGATAGGTATGACTGATACAAAAATAAAGGCGCAAGGAGCCAAAGGGGACGATGCCATTGCCCCCCAAGTTCAAATCAACGCCACGACAAATGAATGGGAAATCTCAACGGATGGCGGCAAAAACTGGAAATCGACAGGGATTAAGGCGACCGGGGAGAAAGGCGACAGAGGTGATGCGGTATTTGCGGAAAACGGAGTGGACTACACAAGTGATCCTGATAATGTCATATTCACTCTGGCTGACGGAAAGACCAAGCTGACCGTACCACGTACCAAAATATTATCTGTCAAGTTCAAGGATGGTTGCGATATTTTCTCGGTAACTTCCGTTAGTAATACAATTGATATTGAATTTATTGGTTTGACAACAGAAAATTATAAGGCTTTGGTTGCGGAATTGAGAAGCGAGGACGGTACTACAGATATAGAGATTGTGCCCCGTGCTGAAAATAAGGATGTGGAAATTAAGGAACCTGTATTTACGGATGGGAAATGTACCGGAACGACAGTCAAAATCAACAAGAAAGGAATAAGTGGAGAAAAGGCCGTTCTGAAAGTGACTCTTATAGATAACAACGGGCAGGAAATTTCAGTTTCCCGTATCGTGAAATTCTTTGGTGCGGGTGCTCTTGATGAAGCCGCCCAGAACGGAGGTAGCTTTATATTGTCTGATGACATTATTCTGGAGAAACCGGTTGAGGTGGCAAAAGGGAAGGAACTTGTATTGGATCTAAACGGTAAAACCATCTCTAATTTCTGAACGGATAAGCATCCGCGTGCATATATCCCTGGTTGATTGCCTCATTGACCAAGATACGGAGCTGTTTCATGTGCTTGGCTATCGTATTGTCCGCATTGCCCTTTTCCCTTAAGTATTGCTCAAAATCACGAAGGAATGTATAGGTAATATCCTTGAAGTCCAATCCGGAACGGAAGTCATTCAAGACCGCCAGTGTAGAGTGCAGGTTGTCCTTGGTGGACTGCTTCTTGTCCGAATTGTCAATGGCTGATTTGGCGAAAGTGGAGAAGCTGATATTCACGGCACTTTTCTTCTTGACAGCATCCTTCAGCAGTGAGAGTGTGGCAGGTATTCCGCGCTTCCAATACCCCAATTCTATGCCTTGCAGATACAGGATGTATTCATAGAGCATTGCGTTGAGTTCGTTAGATTGGTGGTGGTTAATGACTTGTGCCCCCTCACGGCTCCAGCACTCCGGTTTGAGGTAAACATTGGTCTTCAGGTAGATTTTCCTTTGGTTCAAATAGGCTTCAACCTGTACAAGAGCCGTGCCCTGCCTGTTAAGTGTGTTCTGGCGGTTATATACAAGACGGTATCTGATTTTATCCATTTTTCCGCAAAGGTGCGAAAAGATTAATGGAAGAAAGGTATCAATGTGGAACATTTCCACATCATCCCACACTATATGAGGATTTTTTCCATTTCACATATAATTAGTAAAATATTAACCAACTGATAATCAGATTAGTTATTCTTTTGGCATAAAAATTGTCCTATCATTATCGTAAAACAATAACCATTAAAAATATAAGATTATGAAAAAATCTTTTGTTGCAGTAGCATTGGTAATGGGATTAGGAACAACAGTGGCATTTGCCGAAAATTTGACCTCAGGTGTTGAAACA